TTAAACAAAAGGGAAATCGGTTCGAGGTCTTAATTGCTAGAATGTTACGCCCAATATTTCCGGGCGTAGCAACTAGCCGGGAGAGAGACAGATGGCTTGATGGTCAAGGTGTTGATCTGGTAAATACGGATCCATTCTATATTCAATGCAAGCACGTAGAGAGAGGGCTAGACCCTCATAAGGTGCTGGAACATATGCCCAAAAGTGACACCATGTACAATGTACTATTATGGAAACGCAACAGGAAAGGCACATTAGTTGTTATGAGTGTTGAGGATGCTACCGAGATACTTAAAATGCTTAAAAGTGAGCCAATTTTATAGATGGGTGCATTAAGTAGATTACAAGAACAGATAAGATATAATAAGTCGAGGGGATGGCGTACGGACAATCTTGAGGCCGTTGAGATTGAATTGGTTAATTTAGTTAGAGTGAATGAACGCCTCGAGAGCCTACTTTTTAAGTCGGTACTTTTCTTAGTTAAGTTCAAACGTCACTCCTCGCACTTATATTGGATTCAGAAACTAGATGAGGATACTCTGATAAGGGAATTAGGGCCAGATGCAGACATAAAGAACCTAAAAGAGAAATACAACAAATGGAAGCAATAGACGGAATTACTGATCCTTGGACTGCTGGCTCGTGGATACTGGAACAATTGAAAGGCGGCTTTTATCATCAAGGCCGTTTTTTTATGCTCGTAGATGATTGTTACGAGGAAGTAGAGCTTGAGAGTTTGCAGCTGCTTTGTATGCAATTACTTAAGGAAAAAAGTAGCCAAGTGAAGACCAATCACATATTAGATCGCTTACGCTTTGAGCTACCACAACCCAAAGAACACGATTTTTATTTAGCGTTTAAAGATGGCTATTGTGGTAAGGATGCAGAATTTCACAGAGACCCAAAATATATTATAGAGAATAAGGTTTATCAGTATATGCCATTTGAATACGATACTCTCGGAATCAGCCCCACATGGTTCGAATTTTTAGAACAAGTTTTTGAAGGCGATGAGGACAGAGCAGAGAAGATCATGCTATTACAAGAGTTTTTTGGTTATTGCTTTATGCGAGATATGAACCTACATAAGTCCTTAGTATTGTATGGCGATGGTGGTAATGGTAAAAGTGTGATACTAGATATTCTCGCAGCTATGGTTCCAGAGGTTACCCGGTTAGAATGGCATGAGCTAGGCAATAGCAGAGGGCTAGAGCAGTTAGCTGGTTCATGGGTAAATATTAGCACAGAGATAGCATATAAGGAAACGAATGGTACTACTGGCTTTAAAAAAGCAATTGAACAAGGTGTTTTGACTGCTGATCCTAAGTACAAGAAACCCTTTACATTTAAACCCTATGCTAAGTTCGCTTTTGCTACCAATGGCCTACCCTTGACAGATGACCCATCAAATGGAGTATTTAGAAGGTTAATGGTACTTAGTTTAAATAATAGCTTTGTAGGGCGTGAGGATTGGGAGTTAACCAAGAAGCTTTTGCAAGAGTTACCGGGGATATTTAATTGGGCAATGATGGGAGCAGTACGCTTGAGAAAGCAGAAAGCTTTCACTTATGTGCCGTCTAATATGCAGGAGCTAGCAGAGTATAGAAGGGCCATAAATAGCTTACAATCGTTCTATGATGAGGAGCTGGAATTGTTAAAAGATGAGGAGTTAAGCTTTAACCAGTTTTATCAGAATTACACCGGTTACTGTATAGAGACATCAAATAAGCCCTTTGCACGCAATAAGATACGCGGACTAATTAACCAACTAGGGCTTAAACTAAAGGTGTATACTGGAGCATCTAACCATCGCTTTGTCAAGGCATTAGAGCCAATCAATATAAACAATGATAATCTATTTAGTTAATTACTGTTAACTACTATATATATAAAGTATATGTATATTAGTAGAGTATAGTGTATAAAAAGATGTTACAATAAGTAGTTAATAGTAGTTAACAAATGCCAAACTATCTCAAACATAAGCACGCTCGTAAGCGTGGTTCATACAGACAAAACAAATTATACGCTACCAAAGGATGGCGCAAGCTCCGTATGGCTATTATTAATAGAAGAGGCGGTCAGTGTGTGGATTGTGGTAGCACACCATTAGATCAGCACATACACTTAGATCATATCAAACCCTTAGCTGAAGGAGGCGAAGCATTTAACGAAGAGAACATACAAATACTATGTCGAGAGTGTCATGGTCGCAAGACTGCAAAAGAGGTATGGGGGGTGGGTGCCATCTCAAACGAAGACGAAGGAAATTCCCCAGCCTCCTTTCCATTTTTTCGGAGCTAAGACGTAAACCCCCCAAACTATGAATAAAGAACTGGAACGCTGGAAAAGGATTAAAAAGCAATGCGAACAGAGCATTGACGAACATGGAGCTATCATATCTGCCACCACTGATAGGGGTGCGGTAGTCCTTAGAAAACATCCAGCGTTAGAAGCGTTGGTAAGAGCTGAAAAGAAGATTGAAGAACTAGAAAAAATAGTAGGAAGTACTCTTGACCTGGACTGAACGTATAATAGAAAAGTATTGTGTACTCACAGAAGATGAGTTCGCTGGCCAACCGGTTAAATTATTGGATTGGCAAAAGAAGCTTATCCAAGATGGGGAGGGCAAACGTATGGTATGGCTAGAGATACCAAGGAAAAACGGAAAAAGTGCTTTTATTGCTATGCTCGCAGTTGCTCATTTACTAGAGGGCTTTAAAAATAATAGTAATCCGCAAGTAGTGTTAGCGGCAGCTACCAGAGAGCAAGCCGGTATTTTATTTGGTTATGTCAGAAACATGATATTATTCAACCCGGAGCTACAAAAAGTATTAGAACCATACAGAAAAGAAATAAGGCTCAAGGGTAGACCGGGATTTTTAAAAACCCTTACAAGTGATGGCGGGTCCAATCATGGGTTAAACCCTTCATTAATATTATGCGATGAGATCCACGCTTGGAATGAAGTCAAAGGCCCAGACTTGTGGGAAGCACTGCGGACCAGTATGGCGGCAAGGCCAAGCCAGATGATCGCCATAACTACCGCCGGGAGTGCTTATAGCTTTGCACATAAATGGCATGAACACGCATTAAGAGTGCAAGAAGGTGCGATAAAAGACCCTAGCTGGTTAACAATAATCTACGGAGCTGGTGACCAAGAGAACCCACACGATCCAAAAGTATGGGCAAAGGCTAACCCAAGTTTGGGCGTTACGGTTAGTTTACAATATTTAAAGGAGTTAAGCAATACGGCAAAATATGACGAGCCTACTCTATTAAGTCTTAGGAAGTTACACCTTAACCAATGGGCTGGATCAGCGCAGCCATATATAGAGCTAAGTAAGTGGCTAAAATGTCAACGTAAAAAGTTAGACGTAACTAACTGGCGTTGTTTCTTAGGTGTTGATTTAGCGGCAGTGAATGACTTTACCGCCTACGCTTTATTATATTTTAATGGCGAAAGATTCCACACTATACAATACTATCAGATCACTGATCATGCCATGAAGAAAAGAAAAAACAAATATCCAAACCTAGTCACTAACTGGGCAAAGAATGGAAATTTGGAAATAGTCAAAGGGGAGGTAACTACTACAAAGCATAGATTAGAGATAATAGAGAGAATCATGCAAGAACACCCGGTGGAAGGTATATTCTTTGATCCATGGAACGCCGCCGAAACCGTTGATACTATGCGCCAGAGATATGGCAAGAACTTTTGCTATGAGGTGAGGCAATCAGCACTTATGATGAATGAACCTATGAAGCTGCTATTTAGGAGCGTATCCACTAAAGAGGTTACACATGATGGCAACCCGGTTACCGCTTGGATGATTGCAAACACTGCGCTGCATATTGATAAGAATGATAACTGGACTTTTGAAAAACACAAGGCCCCAGACCGTATCGATGGAGTGGCTGCAATACTTACGGCAATGGCTGGTTATGTTCATAATGCACAGACCGGGTTAAGTTCATATGACACCGAAGAAATTATTTTTGTGTAAATTTGCTTTTCTAATTTAATTTTTGTAAACTTAGCGCACGCGTATGGCATCATTTTACGATAGAATCAAAAGAAGCATCTCTGGGGTTATTAATCCACAACCTTGGCTTATCAATTTATTTGGTGGAATTGGCACAAGTGCCGGCGAGAATGTAAGCAGTACAAACGCGCCAAAGGTCGCTGCGGTATATGCGTGTGTAAATCTTATCGCGGACACTATCGCATCTTTACCCTTTAGAGTTTATAGAGAGACAGAAGAAGGCAGCGTATTGGCTCCGGGCTTAATTGATGATCTAGCAAGGAAGGCACCGAACGAATACTATAATAGTTTTGATTTTAGAAAAGCGATGATGACTCAGTTACTATTGAGAGGGAATGCCTACATCTTGCCAATGCGTAGAGGTACCAACTTATCGGGTATGGAGCTAATAGATACCGATTTAGTGGAAATAGACACAACTAGCGGCGATCTTATATATCATGTTCACTTATCTAGTGGCGTTAGGTTAAGATTAGAGCCTAGCCAGATAATACATTTAAAAGCTTGGACTTTAGATGGAATTAACGGAGTTAGCCCGATAACGTACGCGAGAGAAACAATTGGCACCAATATGGCGGCCACAAAACACCTCGGCAGCTTTTACGGTCGCGGAGCTACTCCTAAAGGCATATTATCAATCCAAGGAACTATTAGAGATGCGGACAGAGTTAGACAGATAGGCCAGCAGTTCGATGCTCGATATTCTGGAGATAATGGGGCCGGATCAACTGCAATACTTACCGAAGGGGCAGAATACAAGCCGGTCGCTATGTCAATGCGCGAAAGCCAATTTTTAGAGACTCTACGCTTTGGAGTAGAAGAGATTTGCAGACTTTACAAAGTGCCACCGCATAAGGTCGGACACATGGAAGGGGCCGGGTACTCAAATAGTATTGAGGCCCAAAATGCTCAGTTTGTGACTGATTGCATACGCCCACTAATTGAGCAGATAGAAAATGAATTTAGCTTAAAATTATTGAACGGTAATCGCCGTTTTAACTTAGATATGAAGGCTTTGACTCGTGGCGATATAATGACACAAGTACAAAAAAACGTATCTTACTGGAACATAGGTGCCATAAGTGCTAATGAAATAAGGAAGTCGGAAGGCTTGCCACCGATTGCGGATGGCGATACTTTTAACAAGCCTATGCACATGGAACCGCAAAACAATGAAAATGGACAACAAGGAGACGAGGAGCCTACCAATTCCTAATGGAGGAGGAGAAGGAAGAAATATTAGCGGATACGCCGCAAACTTTCTCGAATATGACATGGGTAGCTTTAGGGAGCGAATCGAGCCAACGGCTTTCAGAAATTTGGACGAGCACGATATCCATGCCCTATATAACCACGACTACGATAAGGTACTCGCTAGACGAAACAAAGGCGAAGGCACTTTAGAATTAACTACTGACGAAACCGGTTTAAAGTTTGGCTTTGAATTGCCAGACACTTCAACCGGTAACGAAGTTCGTGCTTTAGTAGAGCGAGGCGATGTTAACCAAGCGAGCTGGGCTTTTACCGTAGATTCTGAGGAATGGACAGACGTAAGAAGTGAAAAGCCTTTGAGAGTAATCAAAGAAGTCGGCGGAATTTATGATATATCTATAACGCCGAGGGGCGCAAATCCTAGCACTTCGGTAGCTCTTAGGAGCTTAGAAGCTGCGCAAGTTGAAGAGACTCCGGAAGTACCGGAAATTAAAGAACCAATAACAATTAGAAAAGTGGAAGAAAACACAGAAAACACCACAGAAAAAGAGGCACGCTTTGTCGATGCTTCACAAGTTCAAGGCAAGCTCTCAAAGTCAGAGTCTAGAGACTTGAATAAATTTAACATCGTTAAGGCTATCAATGAAGCTCGTAACGGTAAATTGACTGGCGTTGAGGCTGAGGTCAACCAAGAAGGTATTAACGAAAAGCGTATGCTTAACCAAGAGGCAAGAGATATGCACGCGGTAAATTTACCAGAGATGGTTTTCCAACGTACTCAAACCGCTGGAACTGCAAACGTAGGTGGAGACTTAGTCTTTACAGAGCCGGGCAGATATGTCGAGTTTCTTTACCCGAACACTCCTATGCTCCGCAGATGCGCAGTTGCTGAGAACTTGGTTGGAAATGTAGACTTTCCTCGCCAAACTTCTAGTTATACATTAAACTTTCAGACTGAAACTGGGGCGGATACTGCTCAAGATATCAATTTTGACAAAGTAAGTATGACTCCTAAGCGTGCGGTTATTACTTCATCTTTTTCAAATCAGTTACTCCGCCAAGAATATAGCAGAGGAATCGAGCAGAGAATCATTAGCCAAATGAACTTAGCTTTTAACAAAGGTCTAGAGAATGCAGTATTAAACGGTACTGGATCATCTAACCAGCCTTCTGGAATCTATACTGAATTAGCTGGTCAAGCTCTTACAATAGGCGCAGTATCTTATGACGATTTGGTCAATATGGAAGCAAATTTAGCGGCTGCTGATGCTCTTGAGGGCAACTTGGCTTACGTTGCTCATCCCGATGTAGTAGCTAAGTTAAAGAAAACTAAAGTTGATGCTGGTTCTGGAAGATTCTTAGTTGAAGGTATGCTTGATCCTCAGCAGACTGCTAACGGTTACGCTATCGATAGCACGACTCTATCATTAAAAAATACTACTCCAGACCCAGACACTTACGGTTTGTTGTTCGGTAACTTTAACGATGTGCAAATTGGTTTCTTTGGTGGTGCTACTTTATTGGTAGACCCATACACTGGTATGAAGTCTTCTATCGTAGAGGTTAACCTTGAGAGATTCATGGATGTTGCAGTATTGCGCCCAGCATCTTTCGCTATCGCTACTGACGTAACAGTATAAAAAATGGCGAATACTATTGACTACACACCACAAGCAATAGACTTAAATTTAATTAAGTCTTTTTGTAGGGTGGATGGCACTTCTGATGATACTCTCTTGACGTTTCTATATGATGCGGCTTGTGAGGAAGCATTGAGTTATGCCCATGTAGTTTGTGGTAGCGCAACTATTACCGCGGATCAGTATTGGGAGGCTTCTTATGAGCTTCCCTACTGGCCGTTGGGTAGTGTTACAAGTGTTCATGTATATGTTGATGGCGTAAGCACTCAAGACACTGCATTTACTTTAATAGATGGGGTAATTACTCCAAGCATTGGGCAAGACGGCGAACGTATGAAAATAGTCTACACCGCTGGTTTTGCTACTATGCCTAAAGATTTACAACACGCTATCTATCAGCGTATAAAGTTTGGCTATGACTTTGGGGATGATATGCCCTATAATGTTGGCCCTAGATTTTTTGATCGTATTGTCTTTCGTTATCGCCGTAATTTTGCATGACCTTAGACAGAAAAGTAACCCTCTACCAGCCGACTATCTCAGTAAACAATAGCGGCCAATACAAGCGCAGCTATGCAAGCGAGGGGAACTTTTACGCTCAAGAAATTATACCAGACACCGGGAATGTCGGTACCGAGATTATGGTAAATGATCAGATCCAAAGTAGCATCATAGTTACTTGGAGAATGAGATACCAAACCGCAATCAAAGAGAGCTGGAAGATTGGTTATGATAGCAAATTTTATGACATCGTATCCATCGCCCCCGAAGGGCGGCTCCGTTTTATTTTAGTAAAAGCTAAATTACGAGATAATGCCACGCTCTAATACCATCTACTTAAAAAGCCAATCCGGTAGGACTGAAAGCTTTGAGGACTTCAGAAAAAGACTTAGCAAGCTAGGAACTAGCGAAGGCATGAGATTTAGGGAGTTACGTAGCTTATTAATGAAGGAAGCACAACCTTTAGTAACTGCCGCAAGGAAAGAAGCTTACGCCGGCGTTAAGCAAAAAGGATTAGGCAAAAATGGATTTGCTAATTTATATAATTCTATTGGCAAATGGAAAAACAAAGGTAGGCAAAAAGCTTACGTTGTTGTTGGTTTGAAATCAACAAGAAAAAGAGGCGCAATATATGCTTTGTCCCAATTAGCTGGAGCCGGGCCGGGAATGAGTAAGAATGGTCAAAAAGTAGGGCTAGGCAGAAACCAAACACAGAGGCCCGGATATGTTAAAAATGGTTTAGGTTATATAAGTCAATATAAAATAAAGCCAAAAGATTTTATCGGTAAAGCGGTACGAAATACAAGCGTAGTTGAAAAAGCGCAAAGGATGATGCAGAAACACATCCAAAAGCGCATAACTTCGATACTACGATGAATTACTTACAATATGTTTACGATGCGGTAGATGCGGCAACTGCTAAAGATGTCTACGCCTATGCCGCTCCACAAGGGTTAACCTCAGATTATATCATTATTACCATTACTGGTGTTGATGTAACAGAGAGCAAAGATTGGGCAACTGCCGAAGGCGTAAGCGCAAGTTTGTTCTTTCACTTTGTAGATGCAGACACCGCGCAATCGGAGTTAGCTACAATAAGAGAGGCAATAAAGACAAATG